CCAGGGTGGGCAACTTGCTGACGCGGAAAATCGAATTCTCTCCGAAGATCAGGAGGTACTGGCCGGCCTTGGTGCAGGTCACGACCCTGTCATCCTGGTCGGACTCCATCCGCAGGAAGTAGGCGTAGTTGCCGTCGATGTCCACCGGGCAGCTTTCGGGGAAGCCTTGCGCCGAGTAGATGATGTCGCTCATCCGATCCTGGAGATCGAAGAAGACCATGTGCTCATCGAAGACGATGCAGCCGCCGGCCGGAGGGGGTTCGCCTCCGTGCTCGGCCCAGGCCACGGTACCTTCGGTGCCGTCCGCCCTGACGGTCCCCTGGAGCTGGGCGTTGATGTTGGTCGTGCTGTCGTCAATGAAGTGCGTCGGGACGAAATCGCCGATGGGGATGCCGTTGCCGACGCCGTCCGTCCTGTAGTAGATCCCGGCTGGCTCGTTGAGTAGCGTGCGATAGATCCGAATGTGCGTCCCCAGCTCGGCGTCCTCCAGAAACACGCCGGCCGCCCAGGTCAGCCTGTTGGCGGCTCGGTTGTCTGACCAAGCCGGAACGGTAACGGTCGCGGAGAGGCGACTCTCGGTGTCCGTGTTCGAGTCATAGATCCGGTAGCCGTACTTGACGTCGGTGGTGGAGTTGAATGTCGCAGTCCCTTGAGCGGCCACGGTGAAGGGGGCCGCTGCCCGGCGGTGCCCTCCCCAGCGCCAGGCCGTGCTGGTCCTCACGGCGAGCCGTCGCTGGGCCTTGAACCCGGTTCTCCCCACGGGGTAGTGCCAGTTGGTCAGGTCGTTCTGGCCACGGTAGGCGGCCGGGATCCCTCGAGGGACGACGTCCGTGGAGTTGTTCGCCATGACGAACGCCTTGGTGAACGTCCCGATGTCGGTGAGGCTGGCCTCCCAGAGCGTGCCGCCCTTGTGAACGACGAGCTTGCCGGCAGCACCGTCGAAGAAGATGGCGAAGAGAGCCTTGACCGTGCCCTCGTCGGTGGTCTGGAGCGTGCTCGCGGGGATCACCGTCGAGTTGAAGCGGGTACGTCCGAGCAGGGCCCAGAGCCGGTTGTCGGACGTGAGGTAGCGGGCGTTTCGCGCCAGCGTCAAGCCTCCCGCGGAGGCTCTACGACTCAGGCGGCGAACCCAGCCCTTGGCGGCGGTGATCTGGAATCCCGGCATCGCACCACCTACGGGGTCGGGTCCTGGCAGCAGTAGAACACGTTGGTAGCTGGGGGGTCCGCCGTCGAGGCATCCGAGTACGCGAGAAAGGTGATGCTGTCGGCGGCGTCTGCGTAGCAACCCTCCATGACCATGTCGTCTACGCCGAAGGTTCCGCCGGCGACCGAACAGGAGCAAGCGTCTCCGATGTTGACGCCGGTCGCGGTCGCGGAGGCGGTGCTCTGGGTGTCAGCCACAAGGGCGGCGAAGTCGATCGACGCCGTGCCGCAGGTTCGGCCCGTGACCGTCATCGCCCCGGTGTTGACCAGGGTGATGTCCCCCGACACCGACTCCCACCTGGCCTGATCGAGGGCGGCGATGCCAATTAGTAACTGGCCGTCAAGGACACGATCGCTGTCGGTGACGGTGAAAATTCCGCCGTTGCCGGTCTGTGAACACCACCCGCCGAGGATTGCGGGCCCGTCGTCTCGGTCGATAAAGGTGATGAAGTTGGTCTCTCCGCGCCCGGCCGTGCCGCAAGCGTTGATCGTCTCCGATCCTTGGAGGACGATGTCTCCGAACCGCAGCCGCATGATCTGGGTCTGGTCCGCCGCATCGACCGCGCTGATCGTCCTGGCCTCCAAGTCTCCTGTGCTCGACATGGGGTTCCAGACCCCGTCGCTAGCCTGACTGGTGTTACCTCTTGTGAGTGCGGTCGCCGGAGCGGATATGTGAATGGTCCCGAGGGCCGTGCAGACGCCGCCGCCGCCCACGCAGAGCTGGATGTCGCTGGAGCCTCCGGGGTTGCAATGCTTCTGGTCGTTCGTGCCGCCGACGCACTTCCAGCCGAGGCTGGTGTGGTTGTCGAGTATCTGAATATTCCAGGCACCGTCGTCCGCGTCAGTAGAGACGGCGCGGATCTGGTGCCCCCATCCCTCGACCTTGTTCTCGGTGATGCGAATGTTCTCGTTGGGAAGGCCGAGTGATTCGGTCGTATCGTCGGCGAAGATGCCGTAGGAATTCGCGAGCCCGCGGGTCGATGTCACGATGTTGTTGGAGACCTGGACATTCCGCAGTCCGTTGGGAAGGTAGATCCCGGCCGAGGTGTCGGCGGAAGAAGACGTCCTCGTGACGATGTTGTCTTCAATGACGATGTTCTCGGAGTAATCGTTGTCGATGAACCCCGCCAGGGCGTTGCCGCCCGAAACGTAGATCCCCGTCCCTAGGGAGTTGGAGGCGAGCACGACCTGGTTGACCGCGATCGTGATGTTGTCCCCTCCTCCGATGACGCGGATGCTTGCGGCGTTGACGGTCAACGGCCCAGTCGAGTCATCTCCGAGTGGCTGGGTGTTGTAGAGCCGGTTGCGAAGGACGCTCCCATTGGATGACGAGAAGACCTGGAGGCTGCGGCCATGAGACCCCACCCAGTAATTGTCGGAGACCGTAAAGCCGTAGATCGACGGCTCCAAAATCGGCTCCAGGTCCCGGACTCCGTACAGGTGCAGCCCGTAGAGCTTCTCGGCGCTGACGAACCCGCAGTTGCCATCCGCGCCGGGGCACGTCGCGTTCGTCAAGCACGTCTCGTAACCGTCGTCGGTGCAGTAGCGCTGGGGGGTGGGCCCGATGGTCTTGAAGTCGTTGCTCTCGATCTGGATGTTCGTGAAGCCGAACTCGCCGCTCCCGTCGCTGTCGATGCCTCCGACCATGACGCAGCCGGCCCAGGTCAGGCAGTTACAGATACAGGTCCCTCCGGTACAGGTCGCGTCAGACGTGCAGGCGGCCAGCGGGACGGTGCTGTTGTTGTCGCATTGCCCGTTACCCACGGCGCACGCCGCGTCCTTCACGCACCAGTTGTTGACGGTTTGCCGCAGCTTGCAACCCTCGATCAGGAAGTTATCGACGGCCGCGGTGGTGTCCAGAACCCAGACGAGGAAGTGCCGGCCGCGGTCCCTGGTCGCCACCATGTTCCCGTTGGCCGCGATGGTCCCGCCGTTCCGGCAGGTGATCGTGACATCCGAGCTCGTGACCTTGATGACCGCCACGTCGTCGGCGAACGGTCCGGTCCAGGTGCCGCCCTCGTGGATCAGATGGACGGGCTTGGAGATGTTGATTTGAGCGGAGATCGTCCGGTTGCCGGGTGGGACGTAGACCGTGCCGCCGCCGGCCGGCAGAGCGTCGATTGCTGCCTGGATCGTTAGATTCACCGCCCCGTCAACCACCTGAATCTGGTCGGTGCGGCTCCGTCCGGGGTAGTCCCTCTCGACAACCGTGACGGACCCGAGGACGTATTTGATGTCGATGATCGGGCTCGTGACCTCGTTCCAGTAGAAGCGCACGTTCCCGTTGCCGTCCGCGATCGCCGGCTGCGTAATCGACGTGACTCCGTCCTCCTCAAACAGGGCGACGAGCGAGCTCGTCCGGAGCAACCGATCTCCTTCGGAACGAGTGAAACTGGAGTCCACTGTGATTGTCGTAGCATCGGGGATGGTGAGGATGGTTGCAGAAAACCCTCCGGTTTCGACGGTGTCACTGACGGCGAGGTTGGTGGTGCTGAGCACGCGGAACGTGGTCCCGCTTCCGGCGTCTAGGGAGCTGATCGTTGACCCGGGCTCGTAGACGTTGATCGACGCTCCGATAAGAACTTCGAGCACATCGCTGGTCGAGCTCTTGGTCGATACCGTCTTCTCGAACTTCTCCAGCGCCCACGCCGCAGGGGCCAGCAGTAGGGCGGAAAGAATCGCCGTTGACGCAACTCTCATCGGTAGTATCTCCGGTCGGTGCTGTTGTCCGTGGGGATCCGGCGGCCTGATCGGTAGTTGCGCGTGACCGCGGCCAGTTGCGGCCTCGACGGGTCGGTGTGGTCAATACACTCGATGTCCGCGATTGCTTCATAGAAGTCTCGCTTGAAGTCGTTGGCCTGACGAGGACGTCGAATCTTCGCGAAGTACCAGTCCACTCCTAGGACGATGGCCTGGTCGTACCCGCGGGCCCAGTCGAGCTTGTGGGTGTCCTCGGTGATCGAGGGGATCTCCGCGACGTAGTCGCCGAAGCCCTCGTAGACGACGTTGGGCGTCGGGAAGATCGACACTTGCCACGGACGAACGGGGAACCAACTCTCGGGGCTTCCCTTGAACGAGAAGATCTCCGAGCGCTCCCGGAATTGCTCGCGGTCGAGTTTTTCCAGCGGGCGATTGTCAACGGTGTTGAAGACCAGATCGAGAACCTGGAAGCAGGCCGTCCAGCCGAACCCGCCGCTCGTCTTCGCCTTGCGGACGTCGTAGGTTGCTTGGTCCGCGATCAGACTGACTGCCGCGTCGTAGACGACATAATGCTTGAGATTCGGGTTGTTGCGCCAGATGTCGCGGAGCGCCTGGTTGATCCTGCGCTTGACGACGTTCTTGAAGCGCGTCCCCGAAGGATTGCCGCCCCAGTTGTCGGCGGCAATGTCGATGATCTCCGAGACTTGGAGCCCCGACTGGGCTCCGGTGCCGACGACAACGGACATTCGTCCTCCTTACCCGGTGGCGGCCTCCGGGTGGGCTACCGCAACATGCGCGATCATTGCCTCGCGGGCGTTGGGGCCCTTCGTACACTCGCCGCAATACTGACACTCGTTCGCTTTGGTCGTCTTGGCTTCCCTGGACGCCTCCTCCAGCGACCAGTCGATGAGCTCTCCGGCGGCCTTCGCGGAGTGTCCTTCGACCAACGCGGAGATGACCCGAAGGCGGTTCTGCTTCCCCAGCCGTGACCAGTTCTTCGCCAGGTCGCCCGGCAAGCAAGCCGCCTCGACGTGACAGGTCGGAGCGGATTCGATCCACTCCTTCTCGAGCAAACCTTGGGCAACAAGCAGCTCTTTCACCTGTGCGCGGTTGTTCTCGAAGACAACCTCTTCCTTCTTGTGCCGGATGGGGACGGCACCCTCGATTGTGTCGATGATCGTGATGTGCGGTGTGACGGCCTCGATTACCAGCCCCTTCCACTTGGAGTGGAGCAGCAAGACCCCCCGCTTGAAGTTCATGGGATTCAACGCTGGCGGCGCCTGCGGTTTCTCGTCGCCTACGGGCGCGGACTCGATGCCGGCGACCTCCTCGACCTTGACGGTCGGATCGTAGTCCTGGATGGTTCCCACTTCGGTCTCGGCCATGTTCAACCCCTTCCATATTGCGGGAGGCCCGAAGGCCCCCCGCGGGTTTGTCTAGCCTAGATCTAGCCCGTTGCGGTGGCGCCGATCCAAACTCGATGGTTCTGGGACTGGATGATCTGCGGGCAGCACTCGGCCAGATAGCCGTCGATTCGGCCGTCCGCGTCGTTCGCCTGGATGTTCGTCCGGAGCATGGTGTTCCGGCCGCGCAGCGGGCGATGGAAGATGCTGTCCATGTCGAGGCACAGAGCGTAGCCCTGGTAGCGCTTCTCGGTGCCGGTGTTCTGGATCAGCTGGTTGTGGGTCGCGATGTAGACCTTCCCGTGGGGGCTCTTGTACTCGGTCAGAGCCAGCGGGAAAGACTCGTCGCTGGGGCGGGTCTCGATCTTCGCGACCGCGGTGGTGTTGAGCCACGAGACGAAGTGTCGCGAGGCGAAGAGCATCTTCCGGGCCGGTCCGTACCGCATGGCGTCCCGGAGGAAGTCATCGAAGTTCGCCTGGCTGACGGTGGCTTGCGCCGAGGCCAGCGTTGCGCGAGCGAGCATCCCGTCGCAGGTCCGCAGGGCGCCGGACAGCTGGGTCGGGGCCGCGGCGGCGTCGGTCGTTTGTTCCGACTGTTCGCCGAAGATGTAGGACCGCTCGAGCTGGATACGGAACTCCTTGCCGGCCTTCCGTCGCTGGTAGGCCAGGTCGTCGCCGCCGTACAGCTCGGACGCCTGGAGGGTGCCGCTGGCACCGAACTCCCAACGGAAGATCTGGGCGAAGTTGAGCTTGGCGAGCTTCAGCGCCGTGAAGATCGAACGGTTGGTGCTGTTCTCCTGGTTGGCGTTGCCGATGATGAAAAGGACGCCTCCGTTGGCGAGGGCCGCCGCCGCCGTGGCTCCGATCGAGCGGCTGACCGTGAGGGCGTCCGTTGAGATCGAGCGAACGTACATGATCTCGCTCGTCTCGAGAGCCTCGACAATGTCGCCGGGGCGGAAGTACGGACCGTTGGAGACGGTGAAGGTCTCGTCGCCCGAGGCAACCGTCGCATCGTTGATCGTGTCCGAGTTGGGGATGTAGTCGTCCTCCATCCACTCCACCTTGGGAGAGATGGCGGACACCGTCCGCATCTTCATCATGATCGCCGTGAGCGGGGCCTCGTTGGGATCGAGAAGATGGATCACGTCGCTCATATCCACGACGCGAGCGTTGGAGATAATACCGGCAAAGCCGGTTCCGGCTGCACTGGCTCGTACACCGGTTAGAGGATCGGCCATGTCTGGCTCCCTTACGGGAGCTCCGTATCAGTCCCCGAGAAGTTGAGGGAGCACGCCAGCTCTGAGGATGGCGCTCTTCGTCTCGTAATCGGGGTCGTCCACGAGCTCCTTGGTCAGTGGAGCAGATGGGCCCGAGGTCGGCTTGCCGCCGGTGCTTGGTGTGAGTGTCTGTCCAGCCGCGTCCGTGGCCATCTGCCACGCCTCGCGGATTGCTGGCTCGATCTGTTGCTGAGCCAGGAACGCTTCCGAGAGCTCTCCCAGGTCAACCCATCCTTCGTTGATCATTCGGTTCCGCAACAGCGGCGGAAACCGCTTGAAGAAGGAGTCTACCTGCGGGATCACCTCCTGGTGCTTTGGATTGTCGATGAAGTGTCGGTCTGCGATGGCTCCGGCTTTCGCCAGTTCGCTCTTCACCGACGCATCGACCTCTCGCGCGTTCTGTTCTTTCTTCGTCTGGAACAGCGCCTCCACCCGTTCACCGGCGCGTGACACAGCTTCGTCCAGTTGGTCTTCGTCAACAACGTCGGCGAGTAAATCGCGAACGTCGGTTGACGCCTCCTGGCGTAGCTGCGCGTCCGTCTTGGTCCCAGCTGGCGGGGCGATCTCGTGGAGCCTTCGCATGGCGACTTGGGGCCGCAACCTGCGGGTGCCGTCGTCGTCAGTCTCGAAGTGCTCTCCGATGAACTCTCGCTCCTTGCGAAGCTGATCCAGCTCCGCCTTGAGCTCGGTGTTCTCTCGCCCGTGCTGACTCGCGAGTTTCTGGATCTCCTTGTATCCAACCGCGAGTTGCTCCGGAGTTTTGTATTTGTCCAGGATGCCTTCGACACCACTGGCTCGCGCTGCTTCGCCGTTCGGCTCGGGAGGGGGCGCAGCGTCCCCTTCCTGCGGAGGTGCAGCCGGTTCGGGTGGCTCCGCTGCCGTCGTTTCGGGGGTCTCGGGTGCCGTGTTGGGGTCTGCCAACGGGGGCCGATCGCCGCCTGGGTTCACATCTTGTCCGGCCTCGTTCTGGTTGACGGATGATCCGTCCACCGCTGCCTCTGAATCCTTGATGAGATCTGGGACGACGTTGGGCTCCTGGTCCGGGTGCTTCCAGTCCATGAACCCCGTCTTGTCTTTCGGGCCACCGTCGCCGCTCGGATTGGTGAAGGCCGACTGGTTGGGCAGCGGATCCGGGGCCACCTGTGCGGAGGCCGGGCCGTGGCTGGCTGGGATCGGTGCCTTGGGCATCAGTTGTCACCCGCCTGAGACGCGGCGTGTCGCATGATTTCGTCCTCGGGGATCGCATCGTAGATCTTCTTCGCCTTGGCGAGGAGCTCCGGTTTCTTCCCGACCAGGCCGATGAGGTCGTCCCGGGTCTGCTGGGCCATCAAGGCGCCGCACTGCATCCGCTTGAAGTCTTCCGGGCCGAGCGATGGATCCCAAACGGCGTGGACGAACTGTTCCATCGCCGACTCAAGCTGGGGACGGATAACGTGGGTCCAGAGCGGATTGTCGATGTTCTCCGTGACAATCCCGGCAACCTCCGCGGACTTCTTCAGGTGCTCGGCAACGCGGAGCTGTTCATCGACGCGCTGTCGCTCTCGAGTTCCGGTGAGTCGCTCCTTGGGAGCGGTCGGCGGGATGTCCTGCGGTCGATGTCTCATGCTGTAACCCCTTGATTTGGTGGCTGGGGAATCGGCATCGACGGTCTACCGGGAACCGATGCCCCGCCTTGTAAGCGTGCGAGCGGATCGAGCCCCGGAGCTCCGGGTCCCTGGCCGGGAGGCGTCATCCCGGGAGGCGCCACGCCGGGCTGCGCCGGCTGCTGCTGGATCTGCTTGATGAGCTTCGTGATGGACCCGCCTTTCTCGAACTCGTCCATCATCATCTTCGCGATCTCGTAGTGGTCAACGGCGTAGCCCTCTTCTTGCAGAAAGGGGACCATCTCGTTGAGAATCTTAATCATCTCCAGGAACTTCTGACGCTGCTGGTCCGTGTTCGGATTGATGCTCCGGGTGTTGTAGTTGTAGGTCATCAGGGCGTCGAAGTCGTCCGGAGCGATGCTGGTGAACGGTGCCGCCGGATTCCCGGGCATCCGCATCGATTCACGCTGACTCATCCAGAGCTTCGACGTCTCGTGGATCCACCGGGCCTCTTCGCGGTAGAAGTCGTGGTCGAGCGAAGTCAGGAGCGGACCGAAGCGCGAGGCGGCCAGGTTGGCCATCAGCTGCATCCCGGTCGCCGTCTTGCTGAGCCGTGCGCTGTCGCCGGTGTTCATCCCCCCGAAGTAGTCGGACACGCCGGAGATCCGCTGGACCAGGTCGTTGAGGAAGCCGATCTGGTGATAGAAGCTGCGCGGGAGATCCTTCATCTCCAACGGCATGACGCTCTGGCGCGGGTTGCGTACCCAGTTGAGGGCTCCCGGACCGAGATAGAGTTTGTCCTGCTTGGTGCTGTTGGGGTCGATCAGGAGCGGGCTCTCGAGGATCTTGCGGGCGTTGTCGAGCGCGATGTTCTCGTAGTCGTTGATCTCGAGGAGGATGTCCTCCATGGGTTCGATGATCCCGATGGGGCGCTCGCTGCCCGGGTTCATCGTGGGCTCCCATTCGATATAGCCAGGCCGACCGTTCCAGGTCTTCAGCGCCTCTTTCTTGGCGATCCACTTTTCGTCGGAGATGATGACCCGCATGTCCTTGTACTTGGACTTGCTGCCCTTGGTCTCCTTGTGCTCCAGGCGCCCCTGGAACTCTGCGTAACGGTGCGGCTGTCTCATCCAACCGGAGTGGTGGCCGGAGGTGGCGCGGACCTGGTCGGACCAGCCCTGTTCGAGATTCACGCGCCGCAACATGAACTCGTCGTATCCGATGGCGTCCCCGTCTTCGAGCGGGAAGTCGTTCCACTCGCCGGACTCGATCTTCGCTGCGATCTGCGCCTGCGTCAGGTAGCCGCGCTCGAACGTCCAGTCCGTGTCATGCAGGAAACGCTGGCCGGGAACCTTCCACCAGTTGAACGGATCGACGTAGTCGAAGTTGAGCCGGCGGGTCGAGCTTTGCTTCTGCCAGGCCACTCGCGAGCCAAGGCGCACCCCGAGAAGCGCGGCCGGGATGCGCTTCAGGAGCGACATCGGCCGGACGTGCTCGATGTACGGTTTCATGATGCCGCGACCGAAGATGAGGCCGCTCTTCTTGACCAGCGAATGCTTGGCGTAGGAGCGATGGACGCGGTTGACCAGGAGGTTGTTGATGTAGGCCCCGACCTTGGGGGCTCGATCCGTTCCGGCCTCTTCCTCGGGGATAACCTTGATCAGCTCGTCGCTCGCCACCCACGGCTGCATCATGTGGGCGTGAATCAGTTCGATGATCGGAAAGGCGAGCCCGACGCCGATGTTGCTCTTGTAATCGTCGGGAAGAATCCGCCGGTCGATGTAGTTCATGTAGAGTCGGTAGTAGTAGTACCAATCGCCGCAATAGCGCTGCTCGTGCTCGTTGGCGCTCCACTGATAGAGCTCCATGACCTGGTCGCGGACGTAGTTGTCCTCGTAGCCGAGATCGGGCTGGTTGCCGACGACCGGGTCCGCGCCGCCAATCTTGATCGAGCTCATTCGATCAGCGTCCCGTTACCCCAGGGTGTCTGAACCTTCGCTTTCCATCCCATCTGGAGCTCGATGTCGAGTTGCTCCTTGCGGGAGAGCGAGATCGTCGGGCGCCTCGTGCCCCGGGAGCCGTCCGTCTTGTTGCGAACCTTCTGCTCCCAGGCGCCCTCGTCCAGGTGTTCCTCGATCTGGTCCATACACTTTTTGCGGACCTGAACCTCGTGGATGTACCCGCAGCTGCGGCACTTGAACTTGGACATCACCTTCTGGTGAGGCGGAACGTAGGCGGTGTACGGCTTGCGGCAGTCGAAGCAGTGGCCTTTGAACAGCGAGCCGCCCTTCAGGAGCTCGTCGCCGGGACTGTCGCCGTCCGGGTTCTCCAGGTAGTGGGCCGCGGTGCTGACCGGGCCCGTCGCGTTGTAGCGCTCGAACGACATCAGCGGTCCGAGGCGTATCCCTTGGCCGTTCGCGCCCCGCGGACCTTGCCGGCGGCCTTCTGACCCTGCGTGCCCACGGCCGGCTTGCACGGCTTGTTCTGCGAGCCGTGGCCCTGCTTGTAGGTGCCACCGCCGGGCATGTTCATGATGTAGTCGGTCTTGCCCCCGGTGGGCTGGTCGCCGGCTCCGTGCTGCTGGATATAACCCTTGTTGTTTCCCTTGGGCATGGTGGCCTCCTCAGTGTTTCAGGACGAGTGTCGCCGTGAACGCTCCGGCGGACCCGGCGTTGTTGCTGTCGATACCGAAGGTGTACGTCCCGTTGGGGAAGAGGTGCCTCATCCCGGCCGCTCCGATGGCTTCCTGGAGGTCAACGACGAGCACCTTGGTCGTCGTCGGCGTGCTGTTCACGAGGGCTTGGGCCAGGAAGTCGCCGTCCCCAGCGATCAGGCCAAGACCGGACAGGAACATCAGGACGTTGAGCGCAGCCGCCGCGACGTCGCCCGTCACTACGACGACCAGCATTCCCTTTTCGGCCGGCGTCTCCAGGGTGAACGTATTGTCAACCTGGGTGGTCCCGTTCATAACGCCCGTGATCGTGACGATCGAGTAGTGAGCGCTGTGTGCGACCTTCGATACGATTGAGCTGGCCACGGGCTATCCCCTGAAACCCTGCGGCCCCGCTCCGGTTGTGTTCTTGCCCTTCCGCATCCGCGAGTGTCCCCAGCCGGCCTCGGAGGTGTTGCCCACGTCCGCCATCCGGCTCTCCGGGGAGCTCCCGGCCTTCACGCCCATGCCGGTGTGGGGATTCCCGGGACGCGACGTCACCGACTTGCCGGCGACGGCCGACTTGGTCACGGCGCCCTTGCCGTCGCTGTATGACGCCTTGTTCATCCCGGAGTGCCCGCCGGTGGCCCGCTTTTTCGAGTGGGATCCTGCCCCCCCGTCCATGTTGTCGTACTTCATGTCAATACCTCCGTGTTCGGCCGCGGCTGCCGACGATTTGATGTTGATAGACGCGCTCTTCCGGCCCCCTCTCTGAGATTCTGAACGGCGATTCCATGATGAGGTAGCGCAGGGCGTCGTAGGCGTGATCGTTCTTCTTCTGGCAATCGTCCGGCCTGCCGACCTCTGTTGTGCCCTCCGGTTTGGCCCATAGAAGGCCCGTGAGCTCCTGGATGAGAGGCTCGTTTTCTGGCCGATCCAGGATGAACAGCTTGGGGCTAGGCACTTCCAGTGTTACAGGATGACAGCGGTCCGCGTCAAGCAGGATCATGTCGAGCATCGCCTGCAGACCGGCCTCGCGGGCGTTGTTTGCCCGGTAAATCTGGACTCCGGCGTCCTGAAACTCGTCCGCGGTGCAAAACGTCGATCCGGTGTCCGGGTGCTCCTTGGTGATCCACATGGACGGATCCGCGGGGAAGTAGGTGACTTCGTCGTAGAGCTCGTCGTTGTCCAGGATCACCTCGACGTGGCGGGACACGGTCCACTGGTCCCGCTGCTCGGGTTGCTCCGGAGCGTAGTGCAGCCGATCGACCCACAGGTTGCCGACCATGTCCTTCCCGGCCCAGACCACGGCGGTCGGATTGATCATTCCGTAGTCCATGCCGCGACCGATCGTGAATTGCTTGGGAAGCTCGAAGGGTGGAACGATGTGGACGCACTCCTCGGGGTCGGGGACAAACTCCGTGAACACGGATCCCTCGAGCGCGGTGCTCTTCCCCAGGACCCAGCGTTTATAGGCCGGAGTGTTGACGCCGTACTTGGCTCGCAGGCGTGCCTTGTAATCCTCGGGTAGTGCCGGGTTGTCCTCAGTGGACGCCTCGACCCACTTCCAGTTGGGCATCTTGCGCTTCGATTCGGGATGCGCCATGCGCCAGAGCCAGCCCTTGCCGGCGGGGTTCGTCGTACAGATCATGCAGCGCGGAGCGTTCAGCTGGCGGAGGCGGGTCTCCAGGTCGCGGACGACTCTCGGGTTTTGTCGGTTGGCCTCGTCCACCCAGGCGAAGCCCAGGTTCGCCGACTCCCAGGTGTTGCTGTCCTTCAGCGAGCACAACAACGTCTTCCCGCCGGCGGTCCACTCGACGTAGCCCATCGTGTTCTTCGACGGCTTGCTGGCCGACGCGACCAGCTGATTCGGCAGGCGCTTGATCATCTGGAAATACTCGTCCGCGGTGGACGTGATCAGCGCGGGGTAGGTCTCGCGACCGATTAGGGACGTCAGGCCCTTCCATTTCGGGATCTGGTGCGCCCAGATGTCCATGGCCGCGCCCATAATGGTCTTTCCGGATCCTTTTCCTCCTTGATAGACCGCACCACCGCCCGCGAGCTCGCCGGAGCGAGCTGCAGTGAAGATCCGGTCTTGAAGGGGGAACGGGCCGTGTCGCCCGTTGAACTCAGGAAAGACGTGCGAGAGACGGAAGGCGCCCTTGGGGATTTGCGCCTGCGTCTCCTCAATCAGCTCCGCTGCTCTCGCTCGTGTCATCTACCTCATTCGCGAGATCGCCGCCCTCGCCCTCCGGGGGGCGCATCAGGTCCACGTCGAGTATACGTCGAAGCTGGGTTGCGGCGTCTTGGACCGAGGCGCTGAGCGGGTGCCGCTGGACGCCGTTCTTCTGGAAAAGAGCGGCCTGGCGCCTGTCCTCGGAGCTGAAATACTCTCCGCAGTAATTGATCGTGTCAAGCACGCCTTTCAGCTCGTTCCAGCATTGAGCCGAGACCATCGTTTTGTTCACTGGACCGGTTCCCCGGTTGTGTCGTCGTCCGGCTCGTCGAGGATTTCGGTGGCGTCCTCCTGATCCTTCTTGCCGAACTCCAGGTCCTCCTGGCGCTCCATGTCGTTCATCGGGCGCGTCTCTACAATCTCCTCGGTGTCGAGGCGTGCGACAACGACCGTGCCGTTCCCTGCCTCACTCTCCCGAACGCTGCACTTGACCGGGCGGAGCATCTCGCCTTGACGGACGATGTCGGCCAGGTAGCTCGCCGTGGCCTTCTCCTGCTTCACCGCGTAGTTGACCGTGTCGTTGACCTTCTTCTTCTCGGCCTCGAGATCGTCCACGCGACCGAGCGCGGTCGCCAGCTCCTCGGACTTCTCCAACAGCTCGTTGGTCGTGAGCTCGCACATCAGCTCCCGGTTGACGGTTCGCGTCTTCATGTTCAACCCCTATGGAAAAACGGGAGGGCAGGGACGTTTCAAGCTGGCGCCGCTGTACAGTTCACCCGCGAGTCCGCTTACCCCGCCGCTCCCTGAATCAATTCGATCAACTCCGCGTTGGTGGCGCGAGACGGAGTCGTGAGACCCATCTCCGCGGCCAGCTCAAGCAAGGCCGCCTTGTTCATGTCGTCCAGCGTGACCGAGTCTTCGTCCGGAAGTTCCTCCGGAGCCTTCTCCGGCTCGATCTCTTCGACCAGGCCGAGCTTCTGGGCCTGCGAGCGCTTCAGGGCGACCTCGCCGCCGGGTAGCGTGATGATCACGTCGCCGGGCTGCGCGAAGAAATAGGTCCCTTGAAAATGAACCTGTGTGCCGTCCTCGACGTCGCGGATGTCTACTTCGATGTCTTGCATGGGGATCTCCTGTGGAATCTCAGGAGTGAGTCTAACACTGCGGGCCCGGCCGTGGATCCCTTCCCGGTGCTCAACCGCGCCACGCAGGAAACGGCGCCGGACGGAAGGGGCTGTCGGGCAGCCGCAGTGATCATCGGAAGCCTATCACACCTACCGGTTCCAGGGCTTGAACTCCTGAATCTCCTCCGGCGATGGGAAGATCCCATCGAAGCAGATAGCGCGATCGTCAATCGAAACGATGGCCGGCGGTTTCTGTACCGGGAAGTCGATCTGGTCAACGATCTTCACCGCTTGCTGGTGGGCGTGCTTGTGGTCGAAGCGGTCCGCATCTCCGGTGCGCTCGCAGGCCAGCCCGAGGAAGTACGGCTGGAGAACCTGGTTGACGATGTAGGACTTCATCGCGTAGACCCCTCCTGACTGGCCGGTCCTCGAGCTGAAGATCGCGACTGTGAAGTGATCGACGTAGCCGACCAGCGCTTCGGCGGCCTGCAGGACGGGCGGGTCCGGGATGTTTTCCGCGCCCTTCCAACCGGACTCGTAGCTGTGGATCACGCCATCGAAATCCAGGATGATCGTTTGTTTCGTGTCGTCGTTCATCATCCGCACTACGCGAGAAACGGCCGGAGCCGAAGAACGATCTCGCGGCAGATATGGTCCTTGGCCTGCTGGCGTACCGGGAGATCATCGAACGGCATCAGACAGGGGTGTGTCTTCGCGGTCGAGTCCTTGGCCTTACCGTATCTCCAGCCGTCCCGGAGCTTCGAGGCCATCCAGGATTTGTGGGAGGCTTCCGGCCCGACATTCCCATTGAGGTGCATCTCGACACCTTCGCGCGCGGATTTCTTCTGCCACTGCGGAGCATCGTTCCAAGGCAGGTGGGAGAAATCACCGAGCGCGCGGCAGTAGGCGCGGTTGACTTCGTGACACACGGAGGCGATCGCTTCTTTTGTCATATTCCAACCCCTTCTATGAAGTTCCCCCATGCAGTTGGGGGAGAGTGCCAACCGTCGGCCGGTGCCGCTCTCGGTCTCCTTGCCGGGGGAGAGGTCTGCATAGGCAAGGAACACGGGACCCTACCCCGTGCCCGGATCATGCTAATCCGGTGAACGAGGTCCCAAACGATCTGACAGGGTCGCGGAGAGTTGCGCCTGGTGGTCAAGGGCCGGCGCGGATGCACGCGATGTTGCCGAAAGACCCTGCGATGCGTCTTGAGGTCGCACGGGCAGGATCTTCTGCTATCGGTCCAGAGGTGTCAAGAGGGAATTGGGTAGGGCGACCGGCTTTGAGGAAGTTGAACGCCCCAAGCCTGGCGTGCGACCGCATCACAGGGTGTGAGGCCGCCCACCCGCCGCGAGTGTATCACAAACCCTGTCTCATGTGTCCAGGGAGTCTCGTGAGCCTCAGAATCTCCGGGTACGATCCCGCTCGTAGCGCTCGTTGATCTCCCGCAGCTCCGGATCGACCCTCGCGCTCCGTTTGTCGCATCGGGTACAGGTCGGCTCGGTTTCGCTGGGCAGGCAAGAGACGGCAGCACCGCATTTCCGGCACTTTCGGATGACCAGGCGGGCCATCAGGCCACCGCCGTGGCTGCCTGCTTGCGGCGCTTATTCCGCCGCTTGAGCCTCAACCGACGAGCGGAGCCCTTCTCGATCTCGGCCAGCGTGGTCTTGGCGTGCCGGCCGACCGGGACCTCGTCGTAGGACTTGACGCGGTGCCCGCCGCCGGCAGTGATCGCCGGCTGGGGAAGCGACAGGAGCCGCTTGCCGCCCGCGGCCGGGTGCGACTCGACCTCTGCGCCTGACGCGGATGTCGGATCATCCACGAGCCGCTCGAGACGTTTCCGGGACGCCGCACGGGTGTTCGGGGCCCGGAACGAGCTCAGATACTTGGATCCTTCAGCTGAAGCCATGGCTCACCTCTATTCGCTGGGCGGACGCCCCAGGTCGGTGACGAGGTCCTCCCGATCGAGCCGGCGCCGAGGATCCTCCTTGCGCTGGCGGTCCTGCTCATCCTTGAGCATCGAATCGGCCAGATCCGCGAGGGTCCCGGGCCCGGTCTTCTCGGTCCTGCCGAGCTCCTCGCGACGACGCCGGACCTGGTCAATGATCGTTTCGTCCGTGTCGAGCGCCGAGACCTCGATGAATTCGGGCACCAGCAACACCAACCACGGCCGGATCGCCCAGTGGCCCGGACCAACCGCTCCCCTGCCAGGCTCCGCGGCCGGATTGCACTCGAATTGCGCCCGGACACCCTTCCGCTCGATCACGATGAGCTGTTTCATAGCCGACGCCCACCCCGCTCCAAAGCCCTCTCCAACTCAACCATTCGACCCCGCAGGTCTGAAACCTGGTCCGTCAGCGAGTCGATCTGTCCAAGCTGGGCGCTGATGATCCCGCGGTGAACCTCAAGTTCCGGGCTATCAGCCCGAGAATCGGGGGGCCGGTGGGACTCGATGATCTCCTCCAGGACTGAGCAAAGGCGGCTCATAACCCGTTCCTCTCCCGGAACACCCGCACCGACTCAGTAAAACCCTGCTGCTCCAGCACGTTCAGGACAGCCTCAAGGTCGTCCTTCGTGCATTCCCAACCCTCATAGGCCGGGGATTGAGGATTCGACCGAAGCTGAGTCGCCAAATCCGCGTCCGTCTGCTTCTCCTGCCCCCTGGACCCGTTCGCCTTCCCAGGCTCCCTCAACCCCTCGCTCATCTCTCACCTCCATGTTCCACGGGGAACAGTCTACTCCAATAACCACGCATCCGACGACCGCTCCTCAACACCCGAATCATCGTCGTAGCGAACTACAAGGGCAAACAAAATCAGGAGGATGGGGGGCAAAAAAATCAGAAGGGAAAAGGTGTGGGAGAGCCACACTGACGGCCCCAATTGTATAGCGGGGGGCCTGACGGCCCCGCGGCTCGGTGCCCCTTTCATTGATCGGGTGCGCCGCCTGTGCCCGCGTCGTCATCGGCCTGGCCTGCTGGCGCCTGGAACGATGGCGCTGGCATGAGCCCTGCCAGCTTTGCCCGTGGTGGCTTAACTGGGTCGGCCTGGCCGGGCAGCTCGATCACCCTGGCTGGCAGCTCCCCAGCGCTGCGCCCAAGGTCGTCCACCACCACCACCGCGCCCGAGACCTTCAGCTCCTTGCGCTGAGCCGGCCGGCCACTGGCCATCTCACGAGACCACCGGCGATGCTGCAGCCACGCACGGGCAGCGTCGAGGTCCCCACGGAGCGAGCGCGCCTCCAAGAGCCCGACGATCAGCCGCTCACGGTCCCGGATCGAGAGCCCGGCCATCGGTGACGGGTTGAGCACCTGGAGACGCCCGTCCGGGTGCTGCACGACCACGACCGTCCCAGAGGGGTCGGGCTTGGCGCCGGCTGAGCCCGCCCGGGCCACCCGCAGCTCCAACACTCGGCGCCGGGTGTCCTGGTGCTTTCCGGGCATGATGCCGAGACTACCACACATGCCTCGCAAGCCGGCCGCGGCGGGGCCCGGTCTGACTGTCTCCCAACTTCCTGGCCCACGTCCCGTCCGGTCCTTCCTCGCTCAGCTCCCCTGCGTTGATCGTGGCCGTGGCCTGATAGAGCCTGGGAAGCCAGGAAAGACTGGTTTGCCATGGTGGTTCCCAGGCTTAGCCTTGGTCCTTCGTTGACCCCAGAGAGAGGGGAGCGCCCCCAGTCCCATCCCCCTATAGTCCCCCTTCCCCTTTCCCCCTCGCGCTGTTGATTTGGATTAGTTTGAATTGGTGCTTGACTCTCGTTCTGAGTGCCATACACTCGCAGAGGAACAGGGAGACCGCGCCACGGATCCCAGGGCAGACAGACCAGGAGCTTGGAGTGAGCTGGCAATGCTGCCGGCTTGCCCGCTTGGTCACGCGCCGCGCCCGTGGCGATTTGGTGCTTCCGAGGAGGGAAGAGAGATGGAGACAGCCGACATGATGATCCGGCCCGGTGATCGGCTCGGGGACGACGACGTGGCGCGGGTCGCGGAGACGGATCCGGCGGAGGTGCTCGTCGTCCGGTTCACGGAGGCGGAGTGTCTGGCGCCGGCGGGGAGCGTGACCCGGTGGCGCGCCCTGGCAGCCGCGGCCGGGTGGGCCTACCTGTCCACCCACCGGCTGGAGACCCAGCTGAGCCCCGGCGGCTTGATCGGGGGCGAGTGATGCAGAACCGATTCCCCATTCGATGCGTGACGTGCAAGGAGCCCCAGGAGCCCGGGGAGGCCCGGGTCTGGAGATACCGCGGCCGCTGGTACGGCGCCTGCGGTGGATGCGACGAGGCCCGCCGGACCGAGAGCGCCCACCGGGAGCAGACCGGCACCGACGCGGAGCCCCTGGTCCGAGATCCCGGCGAGGACGCCGGAGACCGCTGGCTGGAGAGACAGCTGAACTGACCGAACCGGGGGCTCGGGCCCCTGCCGGGCCCCCACTGGAGAGACGACAATGGCGAAGACAGGCCAGGAACTACTGGCTCAGCTACTCGCGCAGAGCGAGAAGAAGCGAGACCTCATCGCGCCGACCACGGCGCTCCACATGGACGACGACGGTAAGCTCCGGATCCCGGTCCCGGGCTTCGGAGAGAGCGCCGGAACGCCACACGACACCCAGCCGGTTGCGGCCGGTCAGCTCGCCCAATACCTGGGGATCCCCAAACGCTACTACGACCGGTGCGCGGAGGAGGCGCCCGAACTCCTGGCCGAACAGGTGAACGGATGGAGCTACCGCAAGCCGGCGACCGACCGCCGCCTACTCCGGACCTGGAAAGGCGAATCGGGCCGGCCGAAGCTGCGCGCGGTCCTCAGCCCGCGTTACCGGATCATGGACAACTACGATCTCATCAGGGAGACGGCGCCGACTTTCGAGGCGAAGGACGTTGTCCCGTTCAGGGCCTTCATTCGGGAGGACCGGCTTGACCTGTCCCTGACGAGCCAGCGGATCACCGCGGAGCTGGCCGGGTCCGGCTTCGGGCGCGACACGGACCGACACGACATCCAGACCATTGGCCCGGAGAAGATGATTCCCGTGCTCAACATGGGGAACAGCGAGGTCGGCCGCGGTGGTCTTTCAATCTCAATCGGTGTCGCGGTCAGCGCGTGCAGAAACCTCTACCTCGGCGTGGAGACCTTCAGCAAGATTCACCTCGGGCGGGAGACACAGGGCGAGGGGCTGTTAGACGAGTTGCTCAGCGACGAGGCGCGCGAGGCCGCCGATCGGGCGCTCTGGCTCCAGGTGCGCGACCTGGTGGAAGGCACGTTCACGGAAGAGCGATTCACGGCCCTCATGGCGAAGTATGCCGCGGCGCGAGAGCATCAGGTTCCCGATCCGGTTGCAACGATCCGGCTCCTGGCCGGGCGTGAGGACCTCGACGGAGATCGGCTCCTGGCGGCGTACATGAAACAGCCCGAGCCGACCGCCTTCGGGATCACGCAGGCGTTGACGCTGGCGGCGCAGGACGACCAGATCAACGACGGCGAACAGGCCCGGATGGCGAAGATCGCCGGCCAGGCAATCGAGAAGAACGCCACCGGGGACGGTTGGGCGAGCTGGCTCGCGACGGACCAGGCCACGCCGGAGATCACTCTCGACGGGGCGGTGATCTGATCTCGTAACTCCGAACCGGGCCCGGGTTTCGGCCCG